TTGGCCATTAACCATATTACAGCCGGCTGGGATCGTAAAACAAACCTTTGGTTCGCCACCATTAATAACACCCATTGCCTTGATACCTTGTGAGTGTGCTTCTCGCCAATCCCATAGATCTGGGTTCATCATTTTGGCAATCTTTTCATATACGAGATCCGGATCTGTGTTTATATCTACTTTCATTTTGTTTTCCTTTTGTTAGTTTTATTCCTTAATTGTAGCACATTTCTGTGATCTGTCAACCTGGGGATTTTCCTATGCCTCCTCTAACATTTCTTTAACATCAAATCTGATAAAATCTAAATCATCCTCAAACCAATCCCAAGCATCATCAAGTGATTCATAATTTTGGCCCATATATATTGCCTTACCATCAACCATTTTGGGTTTGCTTTCAATTATTGCTCGAGCAATTCTATCTAATCTATCTTTATGTTCAATCATCCTATGCCTCCCTCTTTAATTTCCACATCACTAAATTACCTTCGTGTGCTATTTCAATTAATTCTTCGTCAGTGTATTTTTCTCTGGCTACACGAGTTGGAAGGCCTGTCACATATGACCCCGCATACACCCATTTTTCTTCTTCAGTAAAATGATTATTATCTTTCATAGAATCTATGATCTTTTTTACTTCTGGTGTTATTTTCGTCATCTTTTTCTCCTTTATTATTCCTTAATTGTAGCACATTTCTGTGATCTGTCAATGGGGTCTTCTTCCCATATTACATCAACAGATTCACCCTTTTTCACCCATAATATGGTCTCACTTGGGCCACATTTTATCTTAAAAACACCATCTTTAGGTGCCGTCAGTGATTGTGATCTATATTCCTTCATTTATTTTAGTTCTCTTTTCTATTTCAGTACGAATGCCTGCTAACAACCTTTGATTGCTGGGTTGGGGTTTAAATGTTTTAATACACCATTGTAGATAGTTTAAAGGGATGTTATTAAACCTTTTACCTTGGAATTTACCGAACGGCATAGTAGTATTTCTTATTGCTCTTGCTCTTTCTCTATCATATGCCGTTTGTTGTTTATCATATTCATAGTCCATCTGTTTACCATTGTATTTCAGTTTGGACCAATCAAAATTCCTACCCATTTTTTAATCCAAAATCTTCCATTTTAGGATATGCTTCTACTATGTCACCTTTACAGCCACCTAAGTCTTCAAGCACTTTGATCGATTGTGATAAAGGATTACAATCTATCAAGCCATCTTTGGCTTCATCATCAAGTAGATCATCTGCTCCATACATTTTGCCTCTATGTAATGCTGAATTAATAATATCAGTGATATCAAATTTCGCGAACTCTTTTGTTATTGATTCTAATGATCCGTCTTGATATTCATCCAAATATATGTTGCCGCAACTATAAGTTCCTTCTGCTTTGGCTTTTTCTTTTGCTTCTTGCCACTTCATATATTGCTCCATATTTTTTTTCTTATCCATATTTCTTTTCTCCTTCTATGTTTTTGTCATTTTCTATTTTCCTTAATAAGTTGATCTTTTTCGGACCCATACTATAGATCGTTGCTAATGTTCCGTCTGATATTAAACACACATCTTCTATGGTCTTGACCCATCTAAATCTAGGATCTCTAGAGACTATTTTCACTAAAGTGATCTGGAGCATCATATTAGTCCTATATTCCATCGATGAAGGATTTGTTGTCACTTTCCAATATGGGGCACCACCCGATTTGCCTCTATTCATCATCAATTCATCATTTATCGTGCCCCACTTGTTCTTAAGTTGTCTCACTGCCTCACGAGTTATGTTATACTTTTTGCCCCACTCCTCTAATGTAAGGCCTGTCTCATCTCTCACTTTGCTGGGCTTCAGTTTAGGAACAGCCGGATCCCATATGACTGCCTTGATCTTTTCGGGTAGATCTTTGTACTCTATTTCTCCATTTTTTAGAAGTCCTTGCCATTCCTTTAATGTCTTGCCTGTGGAGAAAAAATAATCTGGGATTCTTCTCTCTAGACCACTAGCCGTTAGACCTTTGGCTATGAATTTGTTTCTGTATTTTAACTGTGATTCTTTGATCTTTTTGGCACTCTCTTCTGGTGTCATTTTTGGTCTGGCTTTTCTCACTTGACCGTCTGCCCTTAGACCTAGGGCATAGTTTTCCTTTTTCCGTTTTTCATAATTTCTTTTGGTGTTTTCAATCTTCCTCTTTTTTGCTTCTGGTGTCAAGTTCCTATAGTAGTTCTTCGTCATATTATATCTCCCCACCCGGCCATTGCTTATAGATGTATCTAAAATATTTGGCCAAGTCAATTGGTGTTGTGGTCATCATATTGGTCTTGGAACTGCCATCTGCTGATAATCTTTTTACAGGTCCCATTATCTTGAAATCACCTTTTATGTTATCACCATCTAGACTTCTAACATCTTTCACCATCAATGGATAGAATTTTTCTTTGGCACCACCTGCCTCATATTCTTCTATGTCCTTCTTATCCACCTTTAATTCGATGTTCAACATACCTTGTTCTAACTTTTTAATAAGTCTGCCTAACATAGTTTTAGTGAACCAAAATGTACCTAAGAATAGATTTTCTTCTGTGGCTTCTTTACCTGATTCATAACCTGCTTGGAATGTTATTTCAAAAACATTCTTTCCTAATCTTTCTCTTAAGATTAATAAATCTGGATTGAATTGTGCTAGGTCACTTAAATTGACCATACTATCGAAAAGGTCCTTGGCTGTTGTCCAAACCGGTTGTGATCTTCTGGTTATTCTATAACCCAAGTCACCGTTTTCACAGAACTCACCCGGGTTTATCTTTTTTTCTTTTAGATCTTCTGGATATACATCCATAAATGAATCATACATATTATTTTTCTCCTATAGTTGTTTGTATTTTAACATATATTGGTTTTTTGTCAAGTGTTTATTTGTATCTTTCCATTCTGGCCAATCTGTGTTTGTCCTTCCAAGCCTTGCGATGTGGATCCATCTGTTTTTTAGGCCTATTTTCTTTTTCGAATTGTTCTATCTGTTTTCGCTCTAATCTGGATTCGAATAGATCGGTTGGTAATCCCTTTTCCCTCAATTTCTTCCTGGCATTGGTTATGATATATTTTGGATGTAATTCATTGGCTGAGGTGCTGGAGAACACCATTGGTCCAAATTCTTGCTTGTGATCTGGATGACTGAAATATGCTTTTATGTGGCCTGATCCTGCTATCACGATCCTGGTCTGGCAATCATATTCTTTGAGTGTCTTTTTTATTAATCTTTCTTGTTTTCCCATACCACTATTATAACATATAATAATAGTATGTCAAGCGGTAATTTTGCCACTTTTTTATGGCTATCTTTCAGCCACTTCTACCACCCTGTATTCGGCGGCATTATACAATTCATTGAGTTTGTCGCATTGTGTTATCGCTGATCGCTTGTTGGCAAAGAACATCTTCTGATATTTCCTGGTGTTGGACAACACATCTACTATGGTCTTGCCGACCCACCAATCTCCTTCACTGTTCCTGTACTTGATGCCATACATCTTCTCCACACCCACAGTGGCCCTGTCTTTGCCACCTATTTGGTCTGATGTTGTATCTAACACCGTGTATTCGTATGGTCTACTCATTTTTTCTTTATTTTTGGTCTAGGTTGGAACAATCGATCAATCCATTCTGATATTGTATCTAACCCACCAAAAAATGCCAATAACCATCTGTCTATCATTTTGATAACCTATCCATATGACTGTAAATTCTTCCAATTACTTTATCTAAACTCATAAGTTCTTGGCTCATCATTGCTACCATTGTTTGTAGTTCAATTATAGTTATTAATGCCCAGGTGGAAAGTCCCAATAATATGGTTCCCAATAAGCCTATCAACATTGTGTTTGTTTTTCTTGTCATTTTAGTATCCTAACCAATTCCATAATGTTATAAACAATAATATATTGAATATTGCTATCAAAATCATTGCTTTTATCATAGTCTAATCCTCAGTCCACGGTAATGGTTGATTGTTTTCATTATTTACTGGATTATCACTCTGATTCAACATATTCTTTCCCAACCAAATAAGCATCACTGGGTTTCCCTTCAATGCCGTTTCAATTTGGGCTCTTCTCAACCTTTGATTGGTCTCTGAATATGCTTTTTGTATCAAATCACGAAAGTTGTACTTTAAGGTTTCCCTTTTGATATCAAACCAATCCGCTATTTCTTGGTAATTACAATGGAGAGCCGCTAATTTATACACTTCATCTGGTGGAATAACCCTTTTATTGTCACCCCTACCCACTATGAGACCTTCTTTGGTCATAGTGCCCCATTTTTCTTGTTTTCTTTTGTATTCTTCTTCAAAATTACCTTTTTTCTCTCGGTTTTCTTTATCTTTAGGCATAATCGTCTCCTAATAGATATCTGGATATGAGATCAATCTGATCTTCGATATCTCTTGCTAGGTAATCTTGTCTTGTGATGTTTTGGTTCAATAACCAATCTTGAAATTTCATACTCTCTGCCTCCTTTTTTTACGGTGTTGTATCACCTATGTTATTGGCTTATCAGTTTATAAGTGAAGTTGTTCTACTTTTACCCTAAACCTTCTTGCTACTGTTCTTGATGCCGCTGTCACTATCACACACTTGACTTCATATACCGTGCCTGCTGTTCCACCGCTCAATTGAACCGTAGTTGTTGTAGTCGTGTTGCTCGATGAGTCCTTCGTGAGTCCGGATCCCACCGTGTAAGTTGCTGAAGCGATAGTATCGCCTGTTGTTAAGAAAGTTGCCCAATTGATTATGTAATCTAATACACTTTCTGGATCTTTCCTAATAAAAGCACCTTGGTTGTCTCTTTCGTATCCTGTTGTCATAATAGTATTTATTGTTTCGCATACACATCAAAGTGATATACGAAAGTTTTTCCTTGTGTTGTTGTTATGATTAATTTGACATCGTGTGTGTCTGCTGTTGCTGGTGTTAAAAAACCCACTATTTGATGAGCATCTGATCTATTCTGTGTTGAGTCAGCATATACAGTGACATTGTCAAAAGTTAAATTACTACTTGTTGTTGATGGTGTCACCGTGCTCAAAGTGTCTCCGGTGTCTAGTACATTGTATAGATCCACACTAAAATCAGTGGTTGAGCCTGATGTGGTTTCTAGATACATTGTTCGATTACCTTGGTGCCATTGTGTTGGTGTTAATGCCATTATTTGCCCTGCCCCCTATATTTTTTGAAACTTCTTCTCTTTGATTTGTTCATTTTACAAGTAGATGGTTTTCTTCCAATACTTGTCTTATGGAATACTGCTTCGTGTGTGTTTGTTTCTTTCACTTTGGCCATTATAATAAAAACTCCGCATCAATTGTGGTTGTAAATGATTCTAATGTTATTGTTCTATCAAATTCATTTGCCGCATATATTCTCGTGAATGAATCTGGTGTTATTGTTCTCGAGAATTCATTTGTTATATATGTTCTTGTTTCTGTTTTTATGATGTGTCTCCGAGCATCACTTGGTCTTCTAACAACATCAATATCTCCTGCTGTACCACTTAATGAAGCAATGGCGAATGCCGCTGATGGTTCTGTTTTGGTTAAACCTGTGACTGCGATCGTGTTATTTGCCGTCGGTGTGAATGTGAATGTGTTTGCGAGAGTCACCGGGCCGGATAATGCTGTATCAATTAATACCGTTCCTACCACAGTGACTCCAAATGCCAATCCTGATGTGGCACCCGATCCCAATGTCACCACAGAGTCTGCCTGTACACTAAAACTTGATGAATATGTTTCAACCGTTGGTGCTATTACAGGATTTGCTGTGACATCAACTGTGAAACTGACATCAACTTCTGGAACTGGATCTTTTAATCTAAATCCACCTAATGTGGTCATTGTGAAACTGGATGCCATATCATTCATTCCACTGTCTAATATGTTGTGTATTAAATTACCTTGTACTGTGGTTGTAAAACCGGTGTTCATATATGATGAACCTGTTAGTTCCGGCATATATGCTATGTTTAATTCTTGTCTTGCTAAAACACTATAAGTTGAGTGTTCAGCACCTTGGAAGTAAGCCACTAAATCTAAATTGGAATCTCTGAACATAGATATAGTTGGAGTGACTTCATTTACTAATCCATCGTCCCACTCATCTGTGTATTCATTAACATATAACATCACTGTGGGGCATTGAACCTCATTACCTGTTGAATAAGCAATCGTAAAATCTGTCTTATAAGAATCAAATGGTTGTGTTCCTATATTTGGTGCTGATGTTTTAGCATTTGTACCTGTGGCATTCAAAAGGTTGTCATTAGTGTTGTTCTTTAATGTCATCTGCCGGTTTTGAGTGTCTGATGTTTCTTTTGTTTGATACCTGTATATTGTTCCCATACCTTTATACACAGATGTTGAAGGAATCATATTTGTGAAACCATAGTCTCCACCTGTTGGTGCTGTAAAACCTGTGGTTAAATTTGTTCTTCCTGTGTAGTGATATCTGGCTTTGACACTGAATATCCTTATTTCATATCCATATGGATTGTCATATCTGCCGGAGAAAGAAAAGTTTCCATCTGCTGTGCCTGTAGATACTAATGGATTATTGACTGTGCCAAAAAATTGTATCTTCACGGTTGGTGTTAATCCAAAGTTTGATTGTGAAACAAAATGTCCCGGCATCTGTAGTGTTATGGTCTGCCTATCCGATGAAGTTATTTTTGTAGCATTACCACTATTGTACTGGATGGTTGTTGCTTGTGATATGTTGTGTGTTGTGACTGTTTCAAAAGTCACTTTGTAAGATCCAAAGTAAGGATCACCGCTGTTTTGATTGCCTGAATATGCTTCATAACCTTTTAAACTACTCTGTAGATCTATTTCAATCTCTAATGAATTTGTGTCGAAAGTAGCCTTTTGATCTATGTCTGTGAAATCAAATTGGAATTCTAATGTCCTTGTGGCAACCACATTACTGCCATTAGCATCTTTTATTAAAAGATTGGGATCACCTGTTCCGGTTATAATATAATCTTCGCCTGTGTTGTTGTAGTGATCTAATAGATTGAAATGAACAAGTTGATCAACTGGAGTCAGTGTGTCAAAACCACTAACAATCATTGGTCTTCTGTAGTCTGTGGTCGTATCTCGATCCGTGTCAAATGTGGCTACACGAGTATCGTTAAAAATTGATGTGAATGATGTGCTTAAATTTGCTTCGCCAAGTATGGTTGCCATCTAGACACCTCCTTAACCCGCACTTACTTTTAATGTTCCTGAATCATTCCACAGTCTGCCTGCTGATGCTGGATCTGAAGTTGGAAGATTTGTGAAATCAATTTTGCTTGAAACACTTGATACTGCTTCTGTGCCGGCATCTACCACTAATAAATTATCTGTTGTATCACCATCGACCCTAAAGTCTATGTTTTGATTATCTGGGTTGAAATGTGCCCTATTACCTTTAAAGTTTACGATTGTTCTCTGTGTGGTTGAATCTTCATTGGTCGCTTTGATTTGGAAGTAAGCACCTGAGTTAGTGTCACTGTGATCTCCTGCTGTGACAAAATAACAAGCAGAACTTACCGTGTTATAATCGGCACCTGTACCTGCCGCCTGATAACCTGAAGCATAAAAGCCACCCAGTGTGTCACCGTCACTTACTCTGGCATCTCCACTATCTGAACCTGATCTTAAGAACCAAATATTACCAAATCTATCATTGTCTGATTTAGCCGCTAATACCACAGCAGGAAAACTGTCTCCTTGTGCTGTAATTTGGATACCCGCATTATATAGTTCTCCTATATCTGGTGTGTCATCATTTGTGATTGATAATGGACCGTTGATGTGTGTCTTACCACCTCCCCAACCCCAACCACCTGTGGCACCATAGTTTCCTGTAGCACCTGTGTGATCTGGTTTACTTATTACATTACCATTTGTTGCTGATGTGACTATTTTGTTTGCCTGTACATCTAAATCTCCACCCAACTGTGGTGAAGTATCTGATACAATATTTGATGATGATGGAAGAACTTCTAATGATATCTTACCTGTTGAATTATCATATGTTAAAGCATAGTTGTCTGTACCTGCTCCAACTGTCTGATCAACATCAAATTTAAAATTACCTAAAAGAACATCTCCTGTTCCGTGTGGTTCAATATCAATATCTCCATTTGATACAGATACAACCTTTTCACCATTTACATCTAAACTTCCACCTAACTGCGGTGAAGTGTCTTCTGATAAGTTGTTTATTGAAACTGCCTGTGCTCTGGCATTCGTAAAGTAAAGGTTTGTAGAACCTTCTGTCATTTCATCTGTGTTGTCTTTTGTAGCCACTTGAGCATCTACATAAGCCTTAACTGATTGCTGTGATGGAAGTCTTGTGGCACTATTAGTTGACATATTGTCTTCGTCAATTAATGCCGCTGTTATTCTCGCATCTGCTCTCGCATTAGTGAAATATAAATTACTTGACCCCTCTGTAATTTCATCTGAATTATCTTTTGTAGCAATTTGAGTTGCTATGTAAGCCTTGACACTTTGCTGACTCGGTGGCCTTGTTGCCGAATCTGTTGACATATTATCTTCGTCTATCAATGATAAAGTTTGAGCATCAACATAAGCCTTGATTGATTGTTGTGAGGCCAAATGTGTAGCACTATTGGAAGACATATTGTCTTCATCTTTAAGAGCATTTGTAATTCTCGCATCTGCTCTCGCATTTGTGAAGTATAAATTTGTTGATCCTTCAGTGATCTCATCACTGTTATCTTTTGTAAGTATTTGAGCATCTACATAAGCCTTGACTGATTGCTGACTAGGTGGTCTCGTAGCACTATCAGTAGCCATATTATCTTCATCTATCAAACTTAATCCACCTGAAGCATCTACATAAGCCTTGATCGACTGCTGTGTTGCTAAATGAGTGGCACTATCTGATGCCATATCGTCTTCATCTTTGACAGTATTACTATCTGTGACATCTACTGCTAAACTTATGGCACCTGAGGCACCACCGCCTGACAGACCATTTCCTGCCGTCACGGAAATGATGTCACCCGCATAAGTGGCACTCCAACTCATATTACCTGAGCCATCTGTGATCAATACTTCATTGGGACTACCATCATTGGCTGGTAAAGTCAAAGTGTAATCGCCACTGATCGTTGCTGGTGCTTTTAGATCAACATAGTTCGAATCATCGTTGTCATATAGTCTTACGGCTCCTGTTGCTGATCCACCTGAGCCTTTAATTTTTAATTCACCTGTGAAATCTGCTGTTGTGTTCTCTAATTTTTTATTGTTTAACAATAAAAAGTTTGAATCCATTTCCGAGTGTGTTAAGGCCGAACCTTTAGCACTCGATGATCCTGGATCTACTTCATTGCCTGTTGTGACTACTCTTGTCTTGATATTTGCCATTGATGTTGTCCTCTATATTACTATTCTAAAGTGATCACTAAAGAATTAGCATTTATTTGGAAAGTATCACCATTTGTGACAGTCTTCGGTACCGTAAGTTGTCCGTGGAACAATAGATTACCACCTGATGCCGCATCATAGATACCTATGTGTGTTATCTGTGCTGGATAATTGTTTGTTGCCTGTGGAAACACGATGGCCTCATTGTTTTTTGCTGTGACTGTTCCGCCTGATTCTGCTACCGTCCAATTTAAAGCACTTACAGATCCACCACCTCTTGTATAACCATAGTCAGTAGCACCACCATTGAAAGGAACTTCTGTTGCTGTTCCTGAGTTATCATCTAGTGGGCCTGCTGTAGAGTGTAGTGAAATAAAAATAGCATTATCCACCGGTGCCGTCCAAGCACTATGCGATGAATTGCTATTGAAAATATGCTGTAAAATCTTTTCTTCTAAATAATTTGAAGCATTATTTGCCATTTGAATTTCTCCCTTATTATAATAAGTTATTTTTGATATCTATTATATTTATACTACTTCTTACCTGTTTTGATGAGACTAATAGTAGAATTTGAAACTTTATATATTTTTGCCAATTTGACTCCTGACAGAGTACTTTTTCTGATGTTTGCGATGTCTTTGGGTTGTAGTTTCCTACCTATGTTGTCCCTTTTTGATTTGTACATATGGGCCATATTCTGTTTCTGTGTTGCTACCTCTAGATGATATGGATTAACACACTGGGGATTATTACAGATATGACTTATAACTTTACCCTCTGGGATCTTCTTCTGTGTGTGTATCTCCACACTCAACCTATGGGCCAACTGCTTACGACCCGCTGTGTAAAGATATCCATAGTTGCCCGGACCACCATTTAATGGTCCTTGCCATATCCAACAATCCTTTTTGGGGTGCTCTGGGATATCAATATGTCTATAGAGTTGCCAGGCCTGATGTAAGAATTGATCTTTGCTTGGCACCAATCTCATCTGTTTTAAAGACCTTCATCATCGAGGTTTATCTTCTTGTATTTTTCATTTGTGTCATTGGTGACCACTAACGAACCTATACAGCCGGATTGTCTCGCTTTAGGGCTGATATTAGTGTTTGGTAATTTATATGAGTAAGTTTCATTTTTGTATATCATTATCAATTGATGTTCATTAGCAAATCTCATCAATATAGCACTCAAGTTGTCTATGATCCTTGCTTTACCACCTCTGTAATTGGACTGATAGAACTTGTTTAGGCTTATGTGTTCTGCTGATGTGCCATATATTACTCGTAGTTCATCTCTAAGACTCCTACAGGTCTTGTAGTGTGAGCCGGTCTTGTCTATGTCAGCATTGAATAGATCTAGATTGGTCCTGTTAAGTTTAGCCTTACAATTGAATATCTTGTCTTGTTCTGAATGATTATACTTGAATATGTTTAGGCTCAATGTGTAGTTGTACTTGCCTTTGATCAATTCGTCATCAGTGGCATTGTTGAACAAATCAAATTTGGCACTTCTCCATTTCTCCGGAAGGTGGGCGATCTCCCTACCTACCCCTACCTTGGGAACTATCACTCCCCCAACAGAGAGCGGAGCGACTTCATTAAGAGCCAATTCGTTATTTTGCTTAATTAAATTCTTTACATTAGTTATATCAGTTATATTGTTTATATTAGTTATATTAGTTAATGTATCGTGTACTGTTTCGTGTTTTTTATTCATATTATCTCCTATATAGATCTTTATTATAAATTATTTTATTGGATTTGTCAAACTTATTTTGCCCACGGATTCCCCCAACCATTCTTCTGATCGAGTTCAACAATATACTTGTCAACTGATTCCTGCCCAAAATATCTTTTCCAACCACCCCTTGAAACGAAGTCCAAGTCCTTGACATAGACCACTTTGTATATTAAATGTCTATCCAACTCTGAATTCAATACCCTTTTAAACACCCAACAGGTTTCTTGATCATTGGTTGGAACTACTGCTCCTTCACCTAATCTGGCCATCTGTTTAGACTTGTTTTTGGATATATTGCTTTGTGGCATACTTGTATTTACAAAAAACCGTCAAAATCACCCCGATATAGAGTCTTTTTTCTCTCTTTTTGCTAAATATATTTGTAGTTAACCTTTTCTGACATTGTTGGCTACATCCTTGTATAGTATGATGGCATTGTATTATACTCCTATAGATCGTAAGGTGGTTGTGTTTTTGTAAAAGTTCACAGCCACCTTTCTTTTTGTGTTGACATTCTTTGCCAAATCGTGCTACAATAATATTGATTTTTAGGAGAAATTAAAATGTACAGAATAAAATATAAGATAGCAAAATACAAAGAAGCCAAGTATGGCAAAACTCCAACAAAATATTTGGTTCCAACTTCAATAGACAAAATGGGATATGATTCCAAAACTGATACACCGTATGTAGTAGAAACATACACCGGAAGAATTGAATGTGGTAAAGTAATCGCCCAAGCGAGAAACGACTTAAAAGATTATATGCGACTTCTTGAAAAACACTATGGACCTGATCTAACAGACTACACGGATGAAATGACCAAGCACAGGAACAAAGAGGGATTCTTTGATCCCAAGTACGGCAATTATAATGCCAAAAGAATGTGTGAAGACAAAGCATTCATACCTGATCGTAACCAAAAGTTTTTTAAAAAATATTGGGGTAAAGATGTTTGGACTGATGATAGTCCCGTCCCCAATTACAATGAACCCTACTGGCATACTGAACATAGCATACAAAAAAGCAATGACTGGATCTTTGAACATCTAGACAGAATGCGAGATAGGGTTCACCAAAACAAATTGAAAAAAGAGTACTATGAAATAATATGCGAGACCGTAAACAAAGGCTATATGGAATTGGCCAACTAGGAGATATGACAATGGAAAAAGAATATACAAAAGAACAAATATTACAAATGATAAAAGAAAAGCAGGACAAAGCATTTCCTTCCAGAGAAATGACGGAAGAAGAAGCCAAACAAGCCGTATATAAATCTGCTGAAGACAAAGGTCCAATACCTGAAGGACTTGAATACAAGCCTGGTGATATGGATACCAAACAAATGACCAATTACCAATTGATGAGTAATCTATATAGACTATTAAAAGGTGACATAGCAAAAGGTTCAATTGATCCATTCAATGACCTATATTGGGAAATGTATGACAGGTTCGTGAAAAAGGAAAGAACTGAGTCCATTGGCGAATTAATTACAAAAAAGAACAACAAGTAGCATTTTTATACTTTTTAAACCGTCTTAGAGCGGTTTTAAAGGTGGTCTAAATGGTTTTTGGTGTGTATGTATGCTGGAGATTATTTGTCGTTGTAAAGGTGTTCAAATAAACCTTCTTTCCAAACCAAATTGGCTTCTTTTAATATTTCTTTTCTATTCCAACCGTGATGTTTCAAATAAGCCATCGTGAAGAAACAATAGACATTATCATATGTCTTTATTGCTTGGATATCTCTTAACTTTAATTTCTTTTTTCTCATCAACTTTGTTCTATCGATAGATATTCTTCATATAACCAATCGAGGTGTTCGTACTCGTATATTTCATATCCTAATATACGGGTCAAGTATTCTTCAAATGTAAATCTAAATAAAGGTGATCCAAACCTTAGATCGACCATAATGATTTGATAAAAGGAATAAACAATGATGCCACTAATAATAACAATATGGCCCATAGTCTCATATCTATTTTCCTAACATCGTCTTCTATGTGTTTGAGGTGGTTTGTTTTGATCACAGATATATCTTTTTGGATGATTCGTACATCTGTGGAAATTGTTTTAGTGTCTAATTCTACCTGAGTAAGTCTTTCTTGTTCTTTTTTATTCACTGCCTTATTCCTTTTCATTGTAGCCCTTTAAGGTCCATTTCCAAAACTTTTTAAAAGGCCAAAGCATAGCACAGATAAGGCATATATGCTTCCAACACTTTTTTCCCATTAATCTACTACCGCACTATTATCGTGGATGTAAGTCCAAGCGGTACCATTCCAAACTATCAGCATATTTCTAGCATCACCATCTTCATCTGTTGTTAAGAATGCTATATCGCCTTTAGATGGCGAACTTGGTAAACTAGCATAAGCAACAGGATTAAGATTAATAAAATCTGTAATATTAACCATCTTAGAACCTGGAGTGATGTTAAAATCTTGTGATCCTGATGTAGTCCCAATTCCTGTGACTGCTGAACTAATAACTCCTGTTGATTCTATCTTGGCCGCACCATCTGTGGTGCCCAAGTTGTTTGATACTATTGTTAATTCATCTAATGCCGCTTTTAAATTCGGTCTAGCATCTGCCGGTGACTTTCCCGCCGCATCTAAATTGGTTGTAATTATATTTCCTGCTGTTGCCCAAGCCATATGTTAAATCTCCTGTTAATTATATTTATTAAGATAAGTCCGAATTACTCGCTTTATACATAAAATAGTTTGTGCCATCATATATTATTTTCCATATTTGCCATTTACCATAATCTACATTAAAGCCTGAAGTTAAACTTGTATCTATTTTTAAATTTGTTATGTTGAGTGTTATGTCAGCATCTTGACCACTTGCTCCTACACCATTGAATATCACAGTCATTTCAGCACCCTGTTCCATATTTGTTGGTGTGTTTAATGCTATCGATCCAGATGATGCCGCTGTGACCCCAACTCTGTGTATTGTGGCCGTGGCATAGTTGAGTGTTATGCTACCAGCAATGGCTATCGTGCCGTGATCGAGCCAAGTTGGTGCTACAGGGTGATGTGTAAAAACACCAGTTGAGTTGTTATAACTCAATCCACCATTGTGCGAGTTTGATCCTGTACTAACACTTATGTCTGTGAGTGCTATGCCACCACCACTTTCATCTGCTATTACAAATTTTGATGATGATGAATTGTATTTTAAAATTTTATTGTTTGCTACACCTGTTGTATCAACATCTGATAAACTATTGATTCCGGTTGCTAATGATACGGCACCTGAACTCACTGAAAAATGATTTGTGTTAAAACTCGCGATACCTTTGTTTGATACTGTCGCATCTTCTCCTGATATGGCACCTGAACTGATATCAATACCTTCACCTGCTGAAAAATGTGCTCTTACATCACTAGCACTTGGCCCTGTGTATGTAATAACACCTGTTGAATTATTGTATGCTAAACTTCCATCGCCACCTGAGTCAGTGACACTTATATCTGATAATGCTATGCCGCCACCCGGATTTGCTATGGCATCAAAATGTTTTGATGTTGAGTTATAAGATAATATGTGTCCATTTGTTGGTTCTCCTGCCAAATCAAAAACATCAATAAGTGAATCAAGTTTACCTTGTACATCACTTACTAATCCACTTGCTGTTAATTTTGTTGGATAACTATAACTCATTATGTGATTAATCCTATTCCTTCTGTAGAGGCTTCTAAACTACCTGGAATTCCTGTAGCACTTATATCAACCGTTGCTGGTACTCCTGCTACACTAAATGAATTTGAATCTAAAACCCTAAATGTTTTGTTAGTTTTATTTACTATTTGTGCCTCTAATTTCTTATTGGTTTGGCTATGTGGTGTTATATTGATCTGGATGATACTGCCTATCTGATCAAATGCTATTACTCTTGCTTCATCGCTACCACCTAAACCACTTGTAGCAATATCATTTAATTGTTCTGATACCGTATCTGTTTTTAATGCCCAATTCATATTTTCTAAAGTTTGTATATCTCTTGTTGTTGCTGTATCAAACTTATCTACGAATGCTGTGAATCTAACATACCTTGCTGTGAAGGCCGTGTAATTGCTGTTCGTAGAACTGTCTTCATTAGTGTATCCTGCTTCTTGGTAATCTAATACATCATATGTGACCACTGAAGTATTGTTAGCATTATCAGTTGTATATTTGCCTAAGAAACTTGCTCCACTTAAATCGCTGTTCGAAGTATGATATTCTATCACTACTCTTACATCTCCATTACCACTGTAATTAATTTCTGGATAAACAGTCTGGCTGGAACCTAAATCAATTATATCTGTTTGATAGTACAAAGGTGTTCCTACCACACCTGTGTGATCTGCTGATGCCGTGTGTGTTGTCCAACTTGTATATGTTCCCCAAGTCAAACTACCTGTGTTCCATAATATATCACCATTGTGTGTCAGTGTTCTTGTGTTTGTGTCTAAAGTATAATTTGGCATATCTAAATTCCTCCACTGCTGACGGCATTTGGATCTGCTGGTGTTGTGACCGTCTGTGTTTCTACCAAGTTCTTCTGTCCATTGTTGTATAAACTATAAATCTTTACTTCAATGGTACTATTGAAAGGAAGAAAACTATTGTTAATTTTATTGTAATAATTGATCCTGCTGTCTAGGTAAGGTGTTAATCTATCTTCTTGATTACTACCATTCTTGAGTGTGTAGATATAATGTGTAGCAAAGGCATCTGAATGGCTCACATTGTTAGTTCTTATCTGTGCTCTCTTGACACCATTGTCCATATTGTATGCTGTTTCTATCTTGAATTTTTGACTTGCCACTGGCGGAAGTTTAACAGGTGGTGTTGGTTTCACAGGCCAAGTTGGTACACTTGGTCTTATTGTGGATATGGGACTCAAATCTTTATCTTCACTTTGTACTCTCACATCATAGATAGAGTTTTGGTGTTCTAATAAAATTAAATCCACAGTACCATCATAATTTAATTTCTGTGATATCACTCTGAATATCTTTTTAGGATTAGTATAACTTGTTGCTTCACTGTTCGCTACACTATTAAACAAATAATCATATTTGGCTGTGCCTGTGGCTTTGTCTATGTGTTCATATCTATGAACTACCATTACTAAATCACCTGCTACTAGATTCTGTGCTTCTGTTGTTGCTGTGAATGATACCTGTAATTGTTTTCTTGATCTTTCAACCATATATTCAGCATATTGTAAGGCTCTTTCTCTTCTTGTTATACCCGGAGCCGCCATCTTTAATATCAATGGTTCGCCATCTGTTGCTAAATGATCGTTTGTGGCCACACCATTAATAGTCGATCCATCTGCTTTGTATATCGCCGTATCTGATTCATATTGTTTTTCTTCATTGGAGAAAGTCATATGTGCCTCATTGTATTTGGCATTCTTTTCTTCACTGGATACGGATATAGAACCAATTATCATTTCATCTGTTATCGTCAATAAGTTTTCTGGTGCTGTTTCACCTGCTTCGATCTTCAATTGATATTTTCCATTTGTGTATGGTAAGAAACCCCTACAGGTCTGTAATATTTTTTTGGTGTTCTCGAACATAGTTTCTTCGACATCTATGTGTGTATTACAATCTAAGAAATGTGCTGATGACAATGGCGAACTGAAGTTTTTATTTGTGTCACATATGGCTCGAGCCAATTGGAATGCTTTAAAATCAATTCTGTTGTCATTAAGTCCTTTTCCAAATCTTGGCGATCGTAAATAGTCCATCAAACAGTCTGCTGGATTATTACTATAACTGAAACCACTTGAATAGTCTGTGCCATAACTTGATGTGTCATTGTTTGTGTCTTTGGCATTGGACAAACTTGCCCCACTGCCTGAATTTGGATAATTTGTTAAAACTTTTTTACCTTCTATCTCGACATTGATAACTGGAATACCTTGCCACGGATTGAATAATGTTTGGTCACCTGAATTATCATCAGCAAAATCTGCCTTGACCCATTCAAACCTACAAGCCACATAAGCCACACCTCTCAATCTGTGTTCGCTCCCCCAATTGCCGTGTTCTCCTAGGAGTTGGCTGTATTGTTGATCTTCTGTTCCTGTGAAAAATTGGAATTTTGCTCTCGCTGAGCCATCTACAAAAAACTTTGAATCATTTGGTACATCTACCGTTGTAGTATTGGTCGGATTGACAGGAAAACTTGATATATTTTGTGCTTCATCATTGATGTATATCTTTGTGAAACCATTTATCTCACCTTCTGCTACTGCCAAACAAATATATAGATACTTGTTATCTTCACCTTTGGTAGCCACGAATGTTCTAACACCGCCTACTTTTCTTTTACCATATACAACAGGGATACCTGCTACATTTGATTGTTTATTAACTGTGATACCTTTTGCCACGGCATCATAATTGCTTTGCCCACTCATTTCCGGAGTATCAAAACTCATACCGAAGGCACCCATAAAGCCTTGGAATATATCTACTACAAAACCTACGACTCCATCAAAAACATCTCCTATGAAATCTGCTACACCACCCATTATTTCGTTTCCTTCATATCTTTGCTGTAATAGACCACATTTGGTTGGTAATCTATTGATTTAAAAGTCCTATCATAGTTCCTTCTTTGGCCTGGATTCATCCTAAAACCAATCATAGTTCTCTTTGCTCCCTTGTGAGAGGCCCAACCTTCGAAACTTGCTATAAGTTCGAGTCCATAATTTCTATTTCCATACATCTGTTTAGGATTATTGACAAAAAATTGACGAGCCACTGCTGTTGGTTCTGTACTTAAATCTATGTAATCCAAAAGACCTGTCAAATAACCAAATGGAATATCTCTGTTATCAACTAACACTATTGAAACCGTTTCCGGATTGTTTAAGATAGTCCAAATATATCTTTCGCATAAGAAAGGATCAAATGGAGTAGTCTGATCAAAATGATTGTATTCGAGTTCAGCCAATTTTATAATATGTGGAATATCATTAGTGACTGCTGTACGGATATGTGTTGTTATTCCCATCATTAATTACTTGGCCCCCATTGTATATCGGCTATCATAGCACTTGAATATTCAAACCCTTTATCTGATGTGAATCGTTGTGTGCTGGCATATCTTGTTGTGTTTGATTGTGTTGTTGTGTTTGTTATACGACCCGCCTTGGCTTCAAAGTTCGCCCAATGAGTCGCCACTTTGATACTGACCGATGAACCTGTTGCTCCTTCACTGACATTGAAACTTCTTATGTTTCCATCAAATATTAAAAATGTTTGATTCATATCACCTATGGAAATATCAGTATCGAAACTTCTATAAATTGCCACTCTCTTGTTGACTAAATCTTCTGACATCACTTTTGCTATTAAACCTGATGATGTGTTATTACCGGCATTCAAACTTATTGATATCGTATTGACTTTGATCTGTGTGGTTTCAACCACACTGGAAAAACCCAACAATCCACCCACAGCCTCATAGACTGTGCTGGTACCTTTGGTTGGTGTTGTTATCGTTGTTTCGTGGAATCTGTCTGTGAGATTGACTGGAGTGTCTAGATATACTTCTAATAAATGAAAGCAATTGACAGCATCTTTCTGTAAATCACCTGTGCCACCTGATGTGTTATATAAGTTCTCATTACTTACACGAGCCATTATACAGCCTCCACTATTTTAAAATCTAATTCACCATAGCCATTCTCATCAAGTGAATAAGTTATGGCATCTTCCGTGAGTCTGACTGTCATTTCAAATGCTGATCCACTTTTTATACTTTCGCTTGAAGCCACTGTTGTCGTCAATGGTGGTTCAAATGTTATTGTTGTGGTGCCTGGTTGATCTTCTACTATCATATATGCTTTGGAATGACCACTGAATTTGATCATATCACCTGCTTTGTATAGACCCGTTCCTGAATCTAATCCGATAGTAGTGTTTCCGATTGTGCCTGCTCCGCAATCTACACTTGTACCTTGTGTTCCACTAACCCTTGTTAAGTTAGTTGGTGCTATTGTAAAAGAGTTTCTACCCCCTCTTTGCTTTATCAAAAAAGCATAAACTGTTCTTAAATCTGCTTCAGTGAGCAATGGCATAGTGATCGTGGCTGAATAATATTGTCCGCCAAAACTTCTAACCTGTTGCCTACCACTCAATGATGTTGTTCTAACTGTGGGTTGGACACTTGATAATTCTATCGCTCTTATGTCAACTCCTGATGGTAATATGTTATTAAATTCTGCCATTATGCTGTTATTGGACTCCTTCCGCTGTCTGTGACTGCTTCATTCACCAGTCCCACTATTGTACTTCTTGTTTCTGCCAGTTTATCTTTAAAACTCGCGGCATCCAAAGCCGTGACCTGGAAATTGATAGTGACATTCTTGGTGCTTGCCGGTCTTTCCGCCGGTGTTTCTGATATTTTTGTTACCCGATCACTTGGAACAGGTGTTCCACCATTGGACATCGCTTCATTTGGGAAAACTTGTCCGCTCTGGCCCGGTACAAAAAGTTCGGGGCCTTCTTCCCCCACCACATATGGTTGGCCTCTTTTGACAGGTCCGCCATCTGCTAGGAATGGGATACCAAAGAATGAACCTGCTATCTTCTTCAATGCGAATGTGATAGCGGCCTGTATTGCTATCCTTACAAGTTCTCTTATGACCATATTGGCGAAATCTTTAAACTTAAACTTACCTGTCATTACAAAGTTTGTTAAAGCATCTGCCATACCGTGGAAAGCATTGGCACCTGCTTGTTGTAATTGTTCGAACACGGTTTCTTGATTCTTCATCTCCGCCATAAAACCTTCTGTGTATGATTGTAATGCCGTTGTTCTATTTTCATTGAATGCTTTTTCAGCCTCTGCCACTTTCTTATTGAATGCCATTTTTTTCTTGTGTTGTTGTTCCATTAAGAATAATTGTAGTTTGGCTTGTTTCTTGTTGAAGTTATTAACACCATCAGTTTCTTGTTGCTT